CGATGTGCTCCATTGGCACCAATAGTGGCCGCCACATGGAGAGTGATCTTGCCAGGGGTCCCAGGCGTAAGGCTGGAGTCATGGTTGAGCACACCCTTGGGCTCAAAGCTGGTGCCTGCACCCGTTAGGTACGCTGCATCCTCAACAACAGCAGCCCGAGAAGCCATCATCTGCCGGACCACCACTTCCACTGACGGAGAGCTAAACCGGATCAGATCGTTGGGAATTGCCACCGCTCCGGAGAGCTGCTTCGCCTGGAAGCGAAGAGCGCCGAAGGTAGCATCTGTGATCCCAATGTCTGCCGTCCGATCAGGGTCCCCGTAAGAGAAGCTGGGGTCACTACCTGCCTTGGGCCAGGTCATATTGCCAGAAGGTGGCAGTGCAATCTCAGTTGCCCCTGCCCGCTGTACAACCACCCGGTTCCGGAGCAGGTCAATCACTCGATCAGCCTGCACGATGGGTACCAGGAAGCCACCCAGGGTGTCATCACCAAGCTTGAGATCCTTGTACATCAGATCAAAAGCCTTGGCAATGGAGGGGTACCGCTTGCACAACCAGGCAATCTCTCCGTAGTCAACCGCTTCCAGGGTGAGCCGCTTGGCAATGTAAGACCGCTGCTCCGCAAACTCATCAGGGATGTGTTCCGGGGCTAGCGGAAAGAGCATGCCACCCATTGTGGTGGGGACATACCCCATCTTCCGCAGCTCGTCATTGACTCCACGCTCTTCCTTGGCAAGACCCCAGTCCTCAGCCTTGAGAGCACGGACAATGTTGGTGATCATCAGGGGTTGACTATCCTTGTTGATGGGGCCGGTGGTCACCCAAGGACCAGCCACGTGCTTGCCCACATCATCCTTGTACTCAGGAGCGCCCTTCTTGAGCTTCTCTTCCACAGCAATCACGCGCTCATCGGTCTTGGCCTGGGCATCCTTGACTTCCTGGACACCGGTCTCAATACCTTCAAGACGCTGATCCTGCTTCTCCAGCAGCTCTACTACCTTTGCCCCTGTATCCTTCTCTTGGTTCTCTTTCTCTTTCTCTGGCATTGTGTTACCTCCCTTCTTTCAGCATCTTTATTGACGCTGATGGTCTTAGGTGTTGTTACTGGGGGTACCGCCCTAGCAGCTTGTCAATTCCAGCAGATTGCTCTGAATTAAATTCCAAGCCGCCAACACCAGTCTGGGGATCTGGTGATTTCTCTTCAGGCTTCACTTCCTCTTCCTTCTTCTCCACGCCCTTCTCTTCCTCTTCCTTTGGCTTATCCTCTGGCCGATGTACGCCCTTCTCCTTCTCTTCCTTGTCCATGGGCACACACTTGCCCTCACTTGGATCAAACTTCATACCTTCTGGACAATCTTGCTGCTTGCCCTTGTCCTTGGCCTTGTCCTCAAATCCAGGGATTGCTGCTTCAGGACCGGGCTTTTTGGGTTTTTCACCTTCAGGGCCTCTTGCCTTTTCCTCAACCGCCCTTTCAACGTAGCCCTTGGCAGTATCCGGATCTGACCCATTTTGGAGCACATCGTCTGAAGCCAGATCCAGAGCCATCAACAGCTCACGGACTGGCCGGGGGAGAGACCGCCGTACCGCCATCAGGTTCCCCACTGCCCGCTGAACAAAATTCATTGCGCTCTCCCCATGTTGGGAAGTTACTTCCTGTTTCTCCAGATCCACTTCAGACCCACAGGCATCACAAGTTTTCAACTCTGCCATATCTCCACCTCCTTTCCTTTTTTCAATGACAAAACGAGCCTTTGGGACTGCAGGATTATCAACGAAAGAAATCTCATTGACCCGCAAGCCTGTGACTCGGAATTTTGCCTTTGCCTTTGTTTCTTTTTCTGCCATGGCCTAGTCCTCCACCGGGGTACGGAGCCCTATCCCACCAATGGATACACCAGTCAGCTTTCCGTCTTTGATTGCCTGTTTGATTTTCTCATTGACAATCCGAAAGCCTCCCATCCATGTACCCTTCTTGATGGTGTGCCCAGTAATTTTGTGGTCACCCCGTGCAATGTAGCTCTCTACCAACTGAGCATCTTGGGATCTCACAATCCTTTGATGCATCAACCCAACATTTTGAGAGCTGGCCATGTACTCATGGGCCGCACTCTCAATCTCTTCTGGTGAAATAACATCCCCCTCAAGATCTGGCTCATCCGGTACGAGAATGGGAGAAAGGACAAAACCAGGGTCATGTGTTTTCAGAATCACGCCACGTTTGGCTATTCTTTCCATCTCTTCTTCCTCCCTCTCATCTGTGTATGCCCCTGCCCCCATGATCTGACCAGCAACAGCAAGAGCAGCAGCTGCCTCCGATGCTGCACTGATATACAGCGCTGAAGTGGCAAACCAGGGTATTTCTCCCTCCACCACTTGGCACCTTCCAATTGGCCCACCCAAAGGATCACGGAGGTAGAAACGGCATGCCCCACAGGTCTTGGATGAGTCAGGAGCAGGAGTGACCAGTTTGGCTTCTTCTGGTGAGAATTTCCTGCTCATATCCTGGATAGCATGAAAGGTCTGTTGGACGGTCCACCCATACTCATTGATGGGGAAGTTTTTGGCGGTCCTTCTTTCCCCAGCGTCAATGGTACGGAAGCTGCCCGTTTGGAAGTCGTCAGGGTCCCGCTGCCGAAAGCGTAACCGCTCTTCTGTCTCATCCAGGTCAACAGATTTGAAGTCATGATCTTTCAACCAGGTCCTGGCTCTGGCAGCCGTCCATTTCTCTTTGTCAAAGAGCACTGACTGGACAGTGGTGGTTGTCTCCCCCTTCAAGCGCCCAATGACAAATTGGATGCCCTCAGCTTGTTTAGCTAGCGCCACTAGCTTTGCAATGAGAGCCTCTTCTTGCTTGATTACTTCTTGATCTATTAGCATGTCAGACTCTCCTTTGGAGACAGACCCGGCCATCCATGTGGCCAAGAGTTTATCCCAGGCACCGTCACCCCAGCCTATGTTTTGAATGGTCTCCTTGTTGAGGATGCCTGACAGCTCTTTGTTGGTGTCAAAGGCTCTCACATCAGGCATTTTTTGGGCAAGCCATGAAAACTTTTGGTCTCTATATATAAAATACCACTCTCCGTACCCATCTGCAAGTCTCCACAGCTTTATTTTTCCATGCTCTGCTACCAAACTCACATCCACAACCTGATCTGGCAGCTCAAAGTTATTGTTTTTTAGGTGATTCTTGTAAGCTATCAACAGATTAGGCACAAAATTATTGTCATCGTCAATGGGCACAAGAAAACCACCTAACGTGTCATCCGAAGCAGCCAACCGTTTAGCTGCTATGGCCCGGCCTACCCGTGCCGCCTGCTCATGGGGGGACAGACCATCCTTGGACTCTGTGAAGCACACCCCTTGTCTGCCCCACTTGAATCCATCTTTGTTGTCTTTTTGGCACCTTATTACTGGCATCAGTCACCTACCCCCACATTGACCCTTGCGGTACCTGAAGAGTGAAAGCCCGCCGTTAAGCACAGGGGACAGTGATGCCGCTCTCCACCAGAGTCTGCACCCACCGCTGCCCATCCTGGAGGCAGAAGATCATCGTCATCCCTGTTGTCATCTAACTGCCACTCTCTGTGGTGCACTGAAGGACATGTATCACAGAGGATCACCAGCTTGTTGAAAATCTTAATCATTATAATGCCTCCAGCTCACCCCATCCCACATCTTTAGGGCCAAGATTGTGACCCTCAAGCATGGCATAGAAAAATTTCAACTCGTTTACATTTGAAGGCCTACCAGCTTTTTGCCATTGGGAGATTGGCTCATCCTCTTTAAGAGGGCGAGAGGGCAATACATCAGCATGCCACTCCCGTTTCAGAGCACTATCCAAAGTCCTCTGTAATTCAGGGTCTTTCATATCAACAGTGATACTACTTTCATCTGCCGAAAAAGACCCTACTATTTTGTTTTTTGCGTCAGTGATCGTTCCTCTTAATGACATCTTTTAGCTCCCTAAGATAGTCAACATATCTTTTGAATACTCCCTCTTTGTAGTAGTTATCAATGAAATTGAATGTCTCCAAATTAGTGGCTTTAAGTGTTTCTGGCCGCATAAGATACTGCTCAAAACTGGTGGCCCCAAACTCATGTGGACTGTGTAACGCATAGCCTCTTCTTATCCCAACTTCATCCGTTCTGAATGATTTTATTTCCTCAATTTCCACCCACTCCCTAGCCAAACCACTTTCATAGTTGTTGCCAAAATCCGACCCGAAAGTTTCTTGTTGTACAGCAATTCCAGCCCGTGCTACTCTAGCTCTCGCTCCTTCCTTTACTTGGTTATCCAAGTCAAAACGCTCTGTAACGGATAAACCTTCTGGGCGGGTCAATCTCCTTTCTGCCTCTTGCCCCACTGTTTCAATTCGCCGTAGCTCAATTTTTGCTCTGTCTACCGATTTGAGCCACAACTCTTTCGCACGGATAGCTTCTTTATTCCGAAGCATGAGACCCTTAGATCCACGATCACGCGAGTACCACCCTCTTCCCCATTGCAAAGCATGAAAACCCTCATGACCTATTGCTGAAGCATTATTAAAAGCATTTCTACCCCTAGCTCCCATAGTTGCAAAATTAAAGGCTAGTGTGTTGGCTGGTACTCCAGTAGCCCCACTAATAAATGGATTAAATGAAGCCGTAGGTGCACCCGGCCCTGGAAACACTGAATCAAGATTTGAAATGTTATCCATAATATCTGGGATCATAAACTTGTCCCGGAAACGCCTACCTAATCCTATTTTCTCAAAGGCATCGTCTACCACCCCAAGTGACTCATTGAAAAACTTTCTAACCAGTTTTCCTAGCCTGGTCCTTGGAGTAATACTCCGTTTTGTACCAGGAGCAGTAAAAAGTCCACTAATCCAACCCTTGACCTGTGTCTTATTCCTTGCCCTTGGTCTAACACTAGGAGCCTGAGTGGTTTGCTCTGCTGGCCGTACAAATTCTGGTTCTGATACTGGTGCAAGACTTCCTGCTGCAGCAAGTACCGGCCTGATAGCACATCTACATCTGATGATATTCCCAGGACTTCCTAAAGGATCACCAGGATGCCTCAATAATTCACCACTCACTTCAAAACGGCTGTCTTTGTCTACTATTTGTCCGTCAGCTGTTCTGTGGTCAAAATGCCCAGACTTAGTTGGCCTCACTCGGTCATCCCGAGAAGTCAACCATTTCTTTTTGCCTACCACCTCAGATTTGTTATAAGCTTCATTGCTGGCCCTATTCATGGCACCAACAACTTCAGTCCTAGCTATTCTTTCGGCCCTGATTCTAGTCTTAGGCCCAGCAAAAAGTCTCCGGACTCTGGTTTGCATATCTGAAAGCCGCTCACCCCCACGTACCCCCGCCGCCAGCTCTCCCCTTAGCTGTGTGATTAGAGTATCTGCAATGGGTGGACTGTAGGGTGGCCCAACTAGACCCTCATCCCGATCTCGTATGAAACGGGTCACGGCCTCAGTGAAATCTTCCTCATCCAGTCCAGCTTGCTTATTGAGCTGCTGTTTCACGCTCTAATTCCTCTTCTATGTCCTCAACGCCTTCTTGCCATCCCAAACCAAAAGCATTATTGATATCTCTCTGAGATGCATCAAACAGAGTCCGCTCTAACTCTTCTCTGTTGGGCACCACCTGATCAACTTCTGACATGGAAAGAAGGTCAGTTGGTTCACGATCTCTCATTAACCGGTTTTCCACAATACTACCAATATTCTTGAAAAACCGGCCCAGAGTCCGTCCAAAGCGCTCTGTAGCTTCACGCTCTCTCCGACCAAAACGCTCAAACTTCTTGAGTTTCTCCTGCTCTTCTTCACTCAATCCTTCTAGGTCAGACGCCAGAGTTTCCTCATCCACAGCTTCACCCGCTACAGGAGTCTGTTGTCCACCTTCGCCAGCCAGAGCACTGGTAGCTGGGATCATATTGGCTGGGACAAGAAACTCATCATCCCCTGGGAAACGCCCCTCTTCCTCAAACAGATCCAGACCCAAGAGCCACTTCCTAGCCTCATAGGGCCTCAAGATACGCTGAGTGGGAGATGCTGCTTGGACAGATGCCTTGACACGCCCGGCCAGTTGCTCCATAAAGGCGTCAATCT